AGCCGTTCTTAAAACAGCGGACGGAACAACAATATGTGAGACGGATAGTTTAAATGACCTCATGGCGTGTAAATCGCAATTCGTAAGTAATGCAGCCAATAAAGAAAGAGAACAATATAAAACCGGTCGCCAGATTTCTTATGGTCAAGTTTTCAGCGACGGTAAGGGCCAAGAAGCTGGAGGGTATGGTTTAGATAATCATTTAGATTATGATATTAGAAGCGCTACTTCTTCCCCTTCCGGAGCTAAACCGGTAGGTTTTAAGAGACAAGGATTAAGCGTTGAAAATCATTTAATTAACTCGCATGAAAGCACCTTTTCATTATCGCTACACGATCTATTCCCTTATCTTAAATCCGGTAATCAGCTTCCGCTTTTTATGATGCCTCGCGTGCAAGTAGAAATTTACTGGGCCGACGAGTTCGGTAATGGTCGCCTTAATTCGCAGACGGTAGTAGATAGAACCCTACCGGAAACTTCCTTTAAAATTAAATCAACTTCAATTTACGCGGATTATCTTTTCTATGGTGGAGAATTTATGGCGGAATATAAAGAGAAGAACGCTGAACTTCAGTTTAGCTATATCGATTACCGCCTATCTAAAAATAGTATTAGCGAAACCGAAACCGGTAGCGTAGCGCAAGTAGTCCGTAATGTAGGAGGTAATGGAATGCAAGTTCTTAAAACCTTTACGCAGTTCGGCCCCCAGCATAACGCTGACGATGTAAAACTTCTATTAGGTAAATATACCGCAATCGGCGGAGTTCCAATAGGAGCCAAAGGAGAGAGACAGAAACTGGAAAGTAATATGTTCTTCAATAATGAATTTTTATTTCCTCAGTCCGTTCTTAATCCGGCTGTTCATTTCCACCACCTTATTTCAACGGAAGGCGCCCCAGCTTATGTAAGTAGAGAAGCTTATAGCGGAGAAGGAAACTGTATAGTAGCACAAGCCGCCCACAACTATATGGGCCTTCAGCAGCGGTCAAATCTTCAAGCTAAAAACTTCTGGCAAGGACACCGCCTTAATAACGGAGAACGAGTAGATAGTAAAGGTATAGACCTTCATACGAAAGGAGATTTAGGCGTAAAAACGGAACAGAGAGTATGGTTAGAAATTCTACGATACGCTACTCTTATTAACGGCCAAATGGACACTTTCTATGCATAAATAAAAGTGACGGAGTGGCAATAATATAGTTATATATCTAACGCCACTCTGGCTAATAATATAAAATAAACTCTATCTTTTAATTTAGTTTTATTACCAATTTTTTAATATATTATATAATATTAAATAAATGGATTTCGCGGATATTAAACTTTTAGAATGCAATAGGACCCAATCTATACAAGCTAAAAGCGGAAACGATACGCAACCGGCTGTATTTACATGTAAGTTAGGAAAAGGGGTTAAATTAGACGCCGGAGATACCGTAGAAATATTAAGCGGTTTCGTTAGCGAAGACGGCTGTGGAGGAGATAATATGGAATTCAACGGAGATTTTCTAAAAACAGATAATGGTTATTTAGAAGACGGAACGGAAAGCCGAGTAGTAAAAGTAGATTTAGAATATACTAAATTATTAATTACTCATAATAGTGAACTTATTAAAGATTTCCAACATAAACAAAGCGTAATAGTAAGGAACGAAAAAGACGGAACTAATACAAATTCAACCGCTACTTATACTTTAAAAGATAATGAAACTAATGTTCCTCAAAGATATTATAAGAATAACAATGGAGAAGGAACTTTATATTTACCTCGACGCTTTACTATGAATTATTCTACTCAACTTAACCCTTTCGCCAAAGCAGCGGCGGACCCAGCTAATCCGGCTCGACAGTATCCTATGGCGGTATTTTACGAATGTGTAGAGGATTTAAATAACGGAGTAAATCAAGCTTCAATAGCTACCTCTTTAACCCACGCGAATGGAGGACTTCCTACAGATACTTTTAAACAATCAAAAACTGATAAATTCTTATATACTTCCGGAGGTTATGCAACTTACTGGGACGGAGCAAACGCCCCCACCTTAACTAATCAATACTGGAAACCTAAAACCGATAATAAAAGATTTACTATGTTCATTAAAGCTAAAAATTATAATAATTATGACGCGGCCCCTAATCTACCGGACGGAACTAATTATCTTAAAGACCAAGCCGGAAGGTTAGACCCAATCGCAACGGAAGATTATATTGAATATATTGAAATAAAAACTTATAAAGCAGCGGTAGGATTTAATAGTCCTTCTAATGTAGCCGGACAAATTACGGAACAAATGCAACAAACCGTAGAATATACGGATAGCGAAGGTAGATTACAAACCCAACCGGAAAAATTAGAATTAGATATTAAGTTCGCCGGACAAACGGCTGAACAACCTTATGAAGTATTTAGCGCAACTACTACAAATTCATATTTTCCTATTGAAAGCGGAGGCATGGGTAGAAACGATAACGAAACTTTTACCGATGTAGAGGTTTTCCATAATGAATATAAAGCGGATAATAGTAAGGAACCAACGGACCAACAAAAAGAAAGTATAGCTCGTTATTTCGGCACTTATCAATATATATTTATAAAAAGACCGGAAATATTTATAGCCGGTAGAAAGTTAAATAATTATATATGTTCAATTAATACAAATACAACCGGAGGAGAAACGAAAGGGTTTATAACTAAAAAAATAACTCAATTAAATCCAGCCGCTAATGTATTACAAACAAGCTGGGAATGGAATAATACAAATTTAGATAATTTAAGTAAATTATTCAAAGCGCAAGGCCCCTATGTAGAAGAGTTAGGTTTAGGAGAGGATAGGTTCCTACATATAGCATGTCAGCCGGAAAGTGCAACTACGGATAATACATTCGGCTGGGACGGTTATACGGCTCAAACTCCGGTGACAAACGCTGGAGGAGGAGCAAAAGCGGACGATTACCCTACTACCGCTCCTATTATATTTAGATACGATAAAGATAAAGAAAATATATATAACGACGGTTTAGACGGAACCGAGAATATGTGTTATGGTTTCGCTACAAGAGCGAGGAATATTACATTAGAAAACGGAACCGTAGCCGATGTAATAGTTCTTCATCCGGAATTAGCGCGTAGTATTAATTTAGGCGTAGGGGGAGGGTTCGGCGTAGATGGTTTATTCAATGGACAACCGGTGGACCCTAATAATACCGATAACGGAGAAATTTTAGCTAATACTACTTATGTAGGGTGGGACTGGCACGGTAATAGTTTCGGTCAAGTTATAATGAGTTCAATGAATGGACACGCCTATGGTCCTCCTTATTCTATGTTAGATACTACTATTACGGCCGGAGGGACAGCATGGCCGGCCAACGCTACGACAACTTCAAGTATAAATATGAATTCCGTTTTAGATTATGCAATTCAAAATAAAACACCTCAAAGCGAACCTTATAGTAATTACGATAATAACGGAGTAAGGATAACACCTTTTCTAAATTTTAGATATATAGGGGCAAATGACCCAGCTTTAATATTCGACCCTACAAGTAATAGTTTCGGCTTTCAATCGCTTCATACGGCTGAAAAGATTAATCAACCGGCAGACGCTGGGAGAACTACAACGGTTAAAATAACAAGCGGAGGAGTAGATAGTATAGTTCCTACTACGGTTCCAATAGACGAAGGAGCCGCAACGGAATGTTATAAAATTAATAAAAGATTAAGATATAATGATTATACGCCGGATATGAAACCTTATAATGTAAAGTATCCTCAAAAATTACCTTATGTAGCCGATACTACTACGGATAAATTACCGGTTAATATGTCCACTATGGAAAAAGGGGGGGCCTTCGCTTTAAATTTAGACGCTTCAACTACAGACATAGCCCAAGCAAACGACAATATAGAAAAAGGGGTAATCTTCGACCAACACACTGGAATATTTTTAGATATAGGGGCGACATGTCCTAAAAGATACTGGAAAAAATCCTTCTGGGGCCTATTAGGTTTTACTTATGAACAATTCCATCCGGAAGATATAAGCGATAAAAATAACCAACAAATACGAGTAGGAGAAGGTAATATGTTTAGTATGAAATACGCGGCTACTAACTGTCAAGTAGTAAGCGCTGATTTATTAGATTATCCTATTACCCAATTCGGCGGTATTAATTATTCTACTCAAATAGCGGCGCCCATAGTAGTGCAATCTTACGGCACAGACGTGACTAAATCTTTTAGTATGAATTATCAACCCTATATAGTTCAAAATACGACTTCAATAATTACAAGGGCGGAAACTATACCTAAATTAATGACGAGGCCTTACTATACAATTAGAAGCGATATATTAGACGATAGTAAATATATAGGAGGAAGTCATGGTGGACTTAAATTAAGTTTATTAGGAGTAGTTAATAAAATTAACGGAGAAGGAGATTATTACTTTACGGATAGCGGAGGTATGAGTTTTACTATAACTAACCCTATTACTCTAACGGATATTACTACAGCTATATGTGACCCAGACGGTTCCTTATCAAAAGTAAATGATAATAGCGCGGTTATCTATAAGATAACTAAACAAATGAACACTGATAAATTCAATATAGTTAAACAGATTATGCAACAAGAAGCACAAGCTAAAAAATAAGAGTGACAGAGTGGCTTAAATATTCTTATATATCTAACGCCACTCTGGTTAATCGAAAGTGATATAGAAGCTACCGGTTTTTATTTCTAACTTAATAGGATACTTCTTTTTATATTCGGCCCTCTTTTCTAATTCGCGTAAGGTCTGTTTAGATATTATAGGATTAAAATTAAATAATCTATTAGGGTGTTTATTAAGTTCTTTACATGCACGGCGGACACTGGGTATATCGCCGTAAGGTTCTATAAATTTACCTAACCTTTCTACTTCTTCAATATCTTTAAAGCTACTACTTTCTATAATATAATTATTATTAACAAGCTGCTGTAATCTTTTACAAATCATAATAACATTATTCTTTTCCTTTATAGATAATAGTTTTTTAGGATTACATGAAGATAGATAGTTTTTTAAATCTACTAAATTATAGAACATATAAATATCTAACTCCGGTTCAATTTCTTCCATAGTTAATAATTCTTTTTTTAATAAAGTTAATAACTGTTTCTTTTTATGCAATGACGGATCCGGAATATTGATATTGAAATTTTTAATTATATTGATTAAATCTTTTTTAGAATGAGTTTTATGAATTAACATTTTTTAATATTATATTATATAATATATTTTATTTCTACTTAATATACAAAGCATGATAAAACTACCGCTGTTGAAACGATTGATTAAGAAATACGATGAGCTTATGGGAATAGAAGTAAAGGGCAAAACAATGGAGCAATTAGAAAAGGAAATTAATAAAGCCGGTTATACATTAGACCACGATAACAATACTTTAATTCATAAGGACAAAGGTAAGAAAATGAAGAGGCGACCGGAAAAGGTTAAGGCCGCTCCAGTAGTAAAGAAAGCGCCGGTAGATAAGTCCGCCGCTCGTGCAAAAAGAAAAGAAACTATTATTAAACAGTTCTTAAAGGATCCTACCCTTCATAAAGAAATTATGGCGGATGAAAGGATTAAGAAACAGAAGTATTAATTAGGATTATAATAATCGAATTCTTTTATAGTTTTTATTAAAGAAACATTACTCTTATCTTTCTTATTCATTTTTTTATTAAGCCATATATAATATTGAAGATACTTTACCATATCGGTGTATTGATTTTTATATTTAGGTTCTAACATGTTATACTTATACTCTATAAGAATAATTTTATTTAAATCGTCCGGTAAATTTAAGTTATTAATAAGTAAGAGCTTTTCATACATATTAATATTACTTATATATTAAATTTTAATTAATAGATTACTTATATATATATATTAATCTTCTTTTATGTATTAATATAGGGTATTAAACCTATATTATACCTATAAATAGGGTATTAATCCTCTATTATGTCTATAAATAGGGTATTTAAAGAATAAAATTATAATTTTATGTTTCTTTAAGTAGTAAAAAGAGCATAAATAAGGATTAAAGGGGTAAATATAGGGTATTTAAGGTATAATATAGGATTAATTAGATAATTTAACATCAGTTAGCTCCATAAAGCCGTTCATAGTAGGGTTAATTTCATATTGTTCCTCTACTAACTCGTCTTCGTCCGTCTCACTATATGTTTCACTCTCTGTAGAATAATCCGGATCTAATAATTCTTCTTTTAGTTTTTCAATACTTAATATATTCTCTTTCTCGATTTCTTTTATGCATTCTCTAAATAAATCCGGTCTTCCTATTTTATTACATATCTCTTTAACCTCTTCTCTATTATCGTATATATTAATTAAATCACCTACACCCATCTGTTCTAAATAAAACAATAGTTCAGCGTTATTAATTACTTTATCCATTTCTTTATAATATATAATATATATTTTTTTTAACCGTTTAATTTTCTCGATATTAAATTTACTGAACTACTTGAACTCCGTTAGGATTAAATACCAGTGTCTGTTCACTATTGACGAAGATAAAAGTAGATACTACGGCTCCGTCGTTATTATCCAGTATCATGTTAAGACCCCAGTTTTCATTACGAAAATCGGTTCCGGATCCGCCTAAACTGTCATACCGAACTCCTAATCCCCAGCATACTCCAGTGTCCGCTATATGATAATACGGCTGATTAGAAGTAGTAGTATTATATAGACCCCAGTTTCTGTTTGCATTAGCTAATGTCATGGCGAGGGCGCGGTTTTGATTGTAAGGAACTACGGCGTCTATATAATCTCTTAATAGTCCGGCGTCACATACTGAAGTTTTCTTCGCGTCTCTAATAACATTATTTTGTGGAAATAAAGCTGGATACTGTGTTCCTCCTTTTAAAAATTGAACTTGAAGAACATTATTAACTACTCCGGTAGTAAGGGTAGGCATTAGAGTGGCTAATCCGTTCTCCGCCATATTATTAAGTTTTGAACTATCTATAAAATTTACGAATGCAGAGCGGACCTTACCTAAACCTAAATTAAAATTAATCTGTGCATTAGTAGAACTAATAGTATCGTAGTAAGAACTAATAGATTGATAGGTAAGCTGTCCGGCTCCTTGTTTCATAAGCTGGCTTAACTGGTCCGGCGCCGGCGCCATGACCTCACATACTAAATGAGGATTAGTAATTTCATAGAAAGGGTTAAGGTCGGCCGCTACTAATCCGGTATTTGAATGGAATACTTGGGCGTCGTTTTCTAATTGGATAGCGATTTCTAAACCACCGATACCCCACGTAGCTGAAAGCGGAATACCGGCACCTTGCGAACCGGATAGGAGGCCAGTAGGTAAGGCGAGGGCGAAACTTGTATTACCGTCCATATCTACAGCTCCTTGTTTAGCTTGGGCCGGATTAGGAGCCGTAAGAGCCGTATTATTTAGGTGGCTCTGTGTATCGTCTAACGAAGAAGAAAGCGGAAGGTAGGAGGACATAAACCTATTAAAATGTCTTGATTGTTCTATTGTAGTTTGGTGTCTTAAACTTCTTGAAGTCACCGTATTGAAGGTAGAATAAACGCCGGTCCGGCCGTCTATATTTGCAGTAGTTCCGCTAATAGCTCCACCTTCGTCGTTCTTATAAAAAGCTATCTCTCCACAGATCCTAATAGTATGAGGAATAACATAACTCTCCATCTCCGGAATTTGAAATACCATTTCAGTTATACCTTTTCTAAAACTCATCTTATTGGAAGAAGGTTTATTCGAACACGCGATTTCCATATATCTCATTGAACTCATATTTTATAATTATAACTAATATAAAATATTTACTATAAAATAAATTTTAATAAATAATGACGGAGTGGCTTAAATATTATTATATATCTAACGCCACTCTGGTTTTGTAAAAAAGTTTAGTTTCTAATAGAATTTATTTAATTTTCTATTTGGATACCGTCGCCCCTAATATTTAGGGTTTTAATATGAAATACATAATTCTTCCATAGGGATTGAATAGTTTTAGCCGCTCCGGTATAAGATAGTAAGAGGCGAGTATCTACTCCGCGACCGTCATAAACTGTATTAGGATCCATCGCCAGAACCCTACCGATACAGAAATTCTTACGGTAATCCTTAAAGGATAGAGGAACAATACCTCCTCCTAAAAGGGCTTTCTCTAATTCTAAAATATGCTCACCGTTAATACCGCCGATTACTCCATCGTTAGCGGAAAATTCGGTAGAAACTGCACGCGAAGGAACTAACATACCATTAAGCTGGTAATTGTAATTAGTTAGATTATCTCCACAGCCGGTTAGTCCGGTGCTATCGCTATACCATGTAGCCGCGCTATCTTGAAACCATTTATATGTTCCTACGGAATTAATAGAATTATTAGCTGCATAAACCGAACTATCTGTAGGAACCGAAATAATTGAGCGAGCTTTTGCGTGGTCAATATTAATATTAAGAGTAGCTTGACGGTCGGCTTTAACTACTGAATTTTTATGACACTGGACGCTTGGAATATCGAAACTAATTACCCCTCCGGATTTCATTTTCGCCATCATACCTTGTTCATACTGGGGGCCTACATCAACTCGGTGGACGATAAATTTAACATCGCTAATAGTATATTGAGGATTGTAGCTTCCGGCTTCTGCTAATGATTTAGAATAGAGGTAATATTCTTTCGCGCCGATATCAGTATTATCTCCAGCCGTCTTCGGTTCTGCGTCTGGAATAGTTAGAACCGGATTAGCTCCGGTCTGTTTAATATTTTGAACTACTAACGGAATATCGGTTTCTACTTCCTTATCGTCCGTAGCGTTCCATAGGCCTACGATTTCGCCTACTACGAAAGGGACGTGTTGCGCGTCTATCTGCATATTATGGGTATTATCAATAAATAGGGTAGTTCTTTTAGTTCCGTTAGCCCAGTTCGTAGCCGCTGCATTAGCGCCGCTAAATACCGGAAGATTATATTTAGAACGATATAAATTAGTGCTATCTAATGTTCTTACTACCTTACGAGCCGGATTACATGTTAGTTCAATATATAAACCGTCCGTAAGAATATTAGGGAACGCCTTACTATTATTCGCTAAACAGCCCATATGTAAGGGCATTTCAATATGCGCCTTCTGCATTTTATCCGCTATTGCGGTAGTATCCGTTCCGCCGATACGAGCTTCTCCATGAAAGCGCTGTTCGAAGAAGGGATTGGTCATTACATTAGATTGATTAGATTTAAGCTGTCCGGTAGTGCTTCTACATTCCGGTGTCCATACGCTCGCTCCTTCAGTTAAAGCTCTTTTATTTCTAATACTATCATTACTTTCATAGGAATATTTAACCGAAACGAAAGTATCATAATCGTCTAATTCTTCAATCAACTGAGCGCGGTTTCCAGCATAAACCCTACATTTAGAAAATAAAGATTGACCACCGATAGTTCCGTCTAATTGAAGAGCCGTAGCGCCGTAAGGATTTCCGGCCGCGTCGTTTGCAGTATCCGGTGTTAGCTCTACATCGAATGAAAGCCGACTTTCTTTACCGCTAAAAAATCTAACGGAAGGAGGAATATAAATACCTATAACATTGTTTTCCTTAAAGGATAGTCCGTTTTCTGCGGAAATTTCTACTTCAGTTTGATCTAAATTAATTTTATCGCCACTTTTGAAATAACTACTCATATTTTTATAATTATAACTAATATAAAAATAATAAAAAAGAAAATTTAAAAAATAACAATCTTTAAAAAATATATCTTATAAAATAAAATTCTTAATATTACTATATAAATGAGTAGCGAGTGGACCCCTAATGATTTTAGTAATATTTTAACGGTAGGAGCGGCGGCCCTATGTTCTGTTTTAATGGTATTATTTAAGAGCCGATGTAGTAATATATCTATTTGTTTCGGCCTATTATCATGTAAAAGAAAACCGTTAGAAGACGAGGAAAAAGCGGAAGAAGGTAAAGAAGAAGGTAAAGAAGAACCTATTATACCTCCTACTCCTCGCCGTTCTGCACGGCTGGCGGAACCGGAGCCGGAGGTAGAAGGAGCGGATCCTTCAGCCCCTTAATAATATTATACTTAATTAAAGTTTCAACATGCTGAGGGAATTTTTCCTTAAATTTATCTAATTTATTGTTTTTCTTATAATAGTAAAAAGAACTCCTCGCTTTTACTAATTCTTTATTATTGTTATAACTATCCTTTCTATTTTCTTTATTAAGATTATAGTGATTTTTCGCCCTTTCTTTGTTCTTCTGCATATATTCCGGATTTAACTTATTCTTATTATGATAGTTATTATACTCTTTTTCTTTCTTTTTTTTGTATTGAAGGATTACTCGATTAATAGCTTCTTCGTCCATTGTTTTATATTATATATATATATAATAATTTATTTTTAAGTGATTAATTTAATTTATTAAGTATAGATAAAAATTTAAAATTACCCCTTTTTTAAACTATCGAGAAAATTAAATAGTGACGGAGTGGCTTAAATATTATTATATATCTAACGCCACTCCGGTTATCTACAAGATAGAAATAATAAAATATAAATATAATTTGAAATTCTATTAATCTTAATTTATACATACTTAAAGATAAATTATTATATATTATTATAATATAAAAGGAAATGAATGGAATTAAGAATATCGACGAGAATAAAAATATAAGTAATATAAATATGAGTAAAAGCTTCAATACTTTTAAGTTATTGAATAATAGTAAAAATCCTTCAAGCGAATGGTATAAGGCGAATTTAGCGCGAGATATGCGCTGTAGAACCCTTCAACATTTAGACGATTGTAAGGAAGTTAATTTCGGCGTAATCTGCGGAAAATGCAATAATATAGTAGTAGTAGATTTAGATTTTTATAAAGATAATCCTACTGAGTTTTTAGCTACTTTCGGCGAGGACTTTATTAATAGATTTAATACCTTTACCGTTAAGACCGGAAGCGGAGGAATTCATTTATATTTTCAATATACTAAAACTATTAGAGCAACACAGAATAGTGAATTTAGTATCGATATTAAAAGCGATAACGGCTATGTAGTAGCTCCTTTTACAACTATTACAACTCCGGAAGGATTAGTTAAAACTTACGATATTAAATTAATGCAATCGATTAAACCTATTCCGGAAGATTTAGAAGCATGGTTAATTGAAAATTTATATAAATCGAAGAAAAAGATTAGGAAACCTCGTAATCCTAAAATTAAAACTATTAACCCTATTACTAAACAAGAAGTAGAGGAAGAATTAGATACGGTAGATTTAGGCGTTTATAAATACGATTTAACCGATAAAGAAATTGAACATTACTTCTGTAAGAATATTCCGGAAGAGTATTTCAACGAATACGAAAAATATATTATCTTTACTACCGCTATGAAAACATTAGGGGCCTACAAGATCTGGAAGAAATACCCTAAAAAGCGTCCGGAAAACTGCACGAAAAGCGATAAAGAAAGAAAGGAATGGATGTTAGGAGCATGGAAAGGAATAACAAGATTTAACGAATTATTCTGTATTGAACATTTAGCTGGAGTATCAACGGCCGCCAACGCTTACAATATTTTAGCTTATACTAAATATAAACCTACGGAATGTCATACGGAAGTTCCTAATATTACAATTAATAGAGATAAGTTAGGTAAAAGGGATGGTGAACAGATTGATTTTATTGAAGAATTTAAGGAGGGGACTAAATGCATAGTAGCGAGAAGCGATACCGGAACCGGTAAAACCACCGCTATGAAAAAATACCTTACTATTAGCGGTAAAAGGTTTATTTCAACCGTTAGTAGAATTAGTTTAGGAAAAGAACAAAATAAAATTTTTAAAGAGGCCGGTATTGAATGCAATTACTGGCAAGATAAACAAGA